TGTCCGGTAGAGCGGAAGCCCGCCAAAGGTGGTGGGGCCGGGCAAAGGGGTTGGAGGCCCCGGGAAAATGAGTAACATTTTTGATATTGTGGTGGACGTCAACCTCACTATGGACGGCTGGGAAACCGCACCAGTGGAAACTGACATCGAGGAAGGGATACGCTTATCCTGGACTCGCACGGTCGGGGATTACGAAATTCTCATCTGGGCAACCGGTATTCTCGATGAGTACGATCTTGGCCTGACCATTGAGCATCTTCCCAGCGGCGAAATTCTGGAGCTGGAAAAATGGGATGAGCGTGAGCAGATCGACAAAATTTTGGGTGGCAAACTATGGTTAATCAAGAGCATGTTTGAGGATGCTGCCATGGAATGGCTGGAAGACCACTGCTATGATGAGGAAGGAGAGTTTTAGCCATGAAAGTACTGGATCATGTGCCCCCAACCATGCACAATTTTGTGACCGAAGCTTTCAAAACCATATACATGGGGTACGATTGTTTCCTTGGCCCGGCCGAACCCTGCCCTGCCAATCCCCAGCTTTGGCGCAAGTTTTTCGGCGCCGATGGTTGGAACCGTCAAGGCGCATATGATTTTGGAGCGACCTTCACGGGGTGCCCCACGGACCCCTACCGGACCCACAAAATCGAAGCCCACCTTCTCATTTCCGGCCTGTATGATGATGTGTATATCGAGTGGGAAGCAAATCTTGAAGACCTGGTGCTTTACGGGCATGAGCTGGGCATCTACTGGCCGGAAGCTGCGCGCGAGCTGGAAAGCTTCACATTTGAGACATACCGCGGCTCGCTGCAAAAACCGGAATCGGAGATGCGCTTACGCGAGTTTATCGAAGACTTACCAATGTTGTGACGCATATCATAGTTTCGGGGCTGGTTTCACTGGCCCCGGACTGGTATAATAAAAACCATGGAGGATACGATAATGCAAATCATTAAGGAAGTAAAAGACCTTCTTCGTGACCAGCTGGTAGATCTTTGGGATGGCACATGGGAGCGTGAGGAGGATCATCGAGAAACATTTTTCAATTTGGGCTACTGGCATGACCTGGTGTACAAGAAGCAGTTTGGCGACCATGTGGTGTATGTTGGTTGCGCGGGTGAACTAAATGATTTTGTTACTTTCATTGATGTTCAGCGCAAAGGTGGTTCTAGGCGCGTGTGGCTGGAAAAAGAGTTCAGCAAGCATGTTTGGGAGTTTGTGAATGCCACATAGTGTAAAGTGCATGGGTCGCGTGCCCCGTACAATGCGTAATTTCCTAAGGTCGCACATCGGTGATGGTGGTGCCCTGAAGTATGGTGGGGATAATCTGTCGTTATACCAGCGTGATCCCCTGTATGATTTGGAGGCGCAAAGGGTTAGCATTTGGCCTATCCCCGGTGGCCCCAATGACAACATTTCCCTATGGGCCTTGGCGAGATTTGATGTTATGGCCCCGTTCGAGGAGCAGGAAATGGAGGTGTTACTGAGGGTCTACCAGAGAGCAGGGCGCCGCCACCACCGCGTGTTTTTCAGGTGGCGCATATCGTATGGCGCCCCGGTGGGTGATGATCTTCTCGCCGTCTGGCCGGAGGCTAAGAACACGCTTAACAAGTTTCTGCAACAATGCTACACGCTGCGCCCTGGGCAAATAATCCCACATGACGGGTACACCCAGGCGGAGGTGGCGGAGATTGGGAAACAAAATCTTGAACATATGCAAAAAATCTTAGGAGGATTTAACTAATGGAAACGTTGCAAGAATATCAGGCTGGCATACTTGAGCGGGTGAAGAATTTTCCCCGCGGTGGGATACCCGAATGGGTGGAAGCACAGGTTTTGTTGCACGAGGTGGATTTTCTGGCCCGCTACGGGTATCCGATTGGGGGCATGAGCGCAAGCGACTACGCGGCTTTGGTGGCGGCTGTCACACCCTCGTGGCATGCGGCTAAAACCCCTGTTGAGGCTGCGCAAATCATGACTGCTAATATTGGTGTGGTTGCGGGTGGTTCGATGAGTCCGAGGGAAATTAGCCACATGCGCAGTGTGCTGATTCCCGAGTCGGAAGTGATTTTCCGGCTGATGCCTGATGGTTTTTCTAAGGTTCAGTTTGCTGCTAATTTGGTGACTGTGCTGGAAGCCGTGGATAAAGTTTTGAAGGAGTCGTTATGAACATGAATATCCAGGAGTTTAAGGAGCACCTGAAAAAACAGGTTGATGTTTTCCCGAAAGCGGGGGCGCCGGATTGGGTTGTGGCCACCCCCCTGCTGCTACAGTTGTCGCTGCTGAAGGATGCGGGGCAGGATGTGGGGGTTTCGGAAGAAAAGCTTCGGTTCCTGGCGGGCGCCGCGGTACCCCCGTGGTTGGGGGAGTCGGACCCTGTGAAGATTGCGGAAATGCTCATCGAAAACGCGATGGCTGTTTTCAATAATTTTGATGATTTTGATGTGTTCACTTTTGCGCATGGGGTAATCGTGCCCTATGCTAATGCGGTAATCCCTCTGCTTTCGGATGATGATTTAGTGCGTAGGCTAGAGCATGCTGAGGGTGTTTTGTTTGATGCTATCGCATACGAATGCTAGCATGTGACCAACATCACCACCAGTTTCCCGGTTTAGACTTGCCGTCTAGGCCGGGGATTGTTATAATAGGGGCATGGTTAATATTAATTGGGGCGCTGCGATGACCGCGGCGCAGGAAGGCCGTTTGGCAGAATTTTTCAGCAGGCTACTAGAACGCAAGGATGATACGGAGCGTGAAAAAGTAGCGTACAAGGTGGATGGTTTCACGCAGTTCACCGAGGATCGTTTCCGCAAGTTTGCCGAGGATTACGCGTATCTGCTGGGGGTGAATGAGGGCCTGGCCACCCTGGATGTGATTCAGGATGGTGTAAAAACTGGCGTGGCGGCGGGAGAGCTCTTGGCCAAGGCTGAAGAATGCCATGCTCACACCATGTACGTGTTCCGTGAGGGTGAAAAAATTGATGACACGGAGGATAACCGTATTGCCGCACGCTTGTATAAAATCGCCTACGAGTTTCATAAGGCAAGCCTGCAAAACTGTTTGAAAGGGGAAACCAAGTGACAAACCCGTGGTGGGAAGACTGCTGTGACGACCCTGATGGGATTGATGAGTATGATGCTTTTATGCGGGAAAAATATGGGGTGATCGAACAGCTGCGTAAACTGCACCTGCCTGAAACCCCGCGCGAGTTGTTTAATGAGGATTGCGCTTATGATCTGCTGGTTGATGATGAGGCGGAGAAATGGAAGTTGAATTATTGGGGCGCCGATAAGGCTGCCGTGATTGATGCGCTGGGGCGGTCTGACCTTCGCTACCCCAACACGGGGGGTAATTACACGAAAGTGGAGCCCCGGGTGATGCAGCTTTGGTACCGTGATCCGGTCGCGCTGCATGAAGAGAAAATTTTGCGGCAATGCATTAATTTCATCAACCCGGACATGGAAGACCCCAACCCCCCGTATATTGCTTTTAATTATCTTCTGGCGGGGGATGTGATTGGTGAGGGAAAGTATTATACGACTTTCTACGGCGGCCATGATTATGAGACTGTGCCTAACAATGCGTGGACCGGCCTTCGTATCGTGGATGACAATTTGGAAAGCTCTAAAAAGTTGGATGCTATCGCCCCTTGGCGTCACCGCGCCATGGCGGTTTTCAGGCAGGATGTTGAGAAAGTTTTGACAGCAAAAATCAGTATCGGGCCTGACACCGATCAGGAAATTGCTACACTTTTGCACATGGATAAAAACCACCCGGGTGAAAAATTTGTTACCGCTGGTGATGGGTCCGTGTGGCTGTGGCGTCAAGGCTGATTTGCAAACAGGCGAGTAAAGGAGTATGATAAAGGCCATGGCAACGTTTGAGAAGATGAACCGGGCTGACCGGTTGCTGGAAGAATACTATCCGCATAAGCCGGGCTGGTATATTGCTTATGGCTGGTTTTATGATCGGGTGCTTGACATTGAAAATGATGAGTGGATTCTCGACCCCGATACAGCCGAGGGCATGAAGGCGATCGAAGAGTTGTTGCCTCAGGCTTGGGTTGGGGCGCGGGTGCATGACCTACGCAAGGACCCTGTGCGGTTTGAGGGCATGCGGTTTTATCGCCGTGAGGATGATAGTTGGTTTTTCTCACAGTATGTGATGCTGCCCCGGGCTGGGGGCGGGAACTGCGTGTATTACTTCAACATGCACCGCGAGCACGACGACGGCGAGTCGTTCCTGTTTCTTGATATTGGTCATGGTGCGGACCACCAGTGGTCCGGTATTGAATCGTGTTCCGGTGATCCCGATTCTGATGCGATGCTTGATATTATTCTGCCTGGTTGGCGTGAGGTGTTGGCGGAGTTTGATGCTAAGTGTGTGAAGTTTCTTGCTGGAAATGACCCGTTGTCCCAGCCGAAATGTGAGGATGTGCCGGTGAGCTAAGATGAAGCCCTGCCCCACTGTTTGTGGGGGTGGGTGAAGTCGACACCACATGATGGTGTTGGCTATCCCCCGTCCCTAAAATGTGAGGAAAAACACATGAAACTAGATCATTCGTTCGAAGAGTTTGATGCAGAAATGAAACGTCAACAGCGCCTTTGGGTTGGCCTGATGGTGTTTGCCGTGATCGTGAAACTGATTATCGTTGTTGCGGCTATTGCTGCCCTGGTGTACGCCGTAGCACATTTCATGTAAGGAAAGGTAATTGTGACTGAATTAACACAAACCCCTAATGGTGGGGAAACTAAGGGCCTGGGCATGGGCACCGTGGCTATTGAAAAAACCCCTGGCACGGAGGGGGTGAAAGGCATTGCCCATAAGCTTGCATTAGCCTCAAAAGAGATTGGGGCCGTGGGCAAATGGGGGCAGAACCAACACCAACGGTACAACTTCCGTGGTATCGAGCACGTTATCAACGCTGTCCACCCGGTGTTTTCGCGGCTCGGTATCGTCATCAAGGTGAAGGTTTTGGATTGGCAGTATGAGGTTGCTACCACGTCGAAGGGTGCTGGTCAAATCCGAGTGCGTTTATTGGTGGAGTACACGTTTACTGATGGCGAATCGGGCGATGAACTGTCGGTGACCGTGCCTGCGGAGGCGTTCGACACGAGCGATAAGGCCACCTCAAAAGCGATTAGTGTTGCGTTGCGTACTGCCCTCACCCAGGTTTTGTATATCCCCACGATGGAGGTTGACCGTGATTATTCTCACATCACGGTTGACGGTGTGGATCATTCGGAGGTTGATAGCAAGCCTGATAAGCCGGCTGATTTGTCGGAAGAGTTCATTACGCGCGTGATGGGCATCACTGATCTTGAGGTGTTGCGGAATGACTATATGAATCTTGGGCAAAGTTTGCGTGAGGACCCGCGGGTGATGCGGTTGTATAGTGATTGTAAGACGCGACTGGAAGGCGTGACCAATGCTGGTTAAAATTCGTATCACTGAGGGGAAACCCGATGTGGGGGTTGATGAGCTTGACGACTTCGATGCTGCTTTCCTTCTGCGGCTTCTGGTGGCTGGGGCGTCTGGCACCCAAACCGATATGGATGCTTTCTTAGACTTTGTTCATGAATCCTATGGTGATTTTATGCGCCACCTTGAGGTTTTGTTTGATTTTCGTTGGGTGTGCACGATTGGGGAATCTGCGGATTTGATTACTGTTAGTGTTGTTGCCCCGCCGAATTGTAAAATGGTGCTGTTGGGGGCGGCTAAACGCCCCGTGCGGGGCAGGTACACCGATGGGTTCGAGGCGTTTTGGAAGGCTTACCCGCGCCGGGTGAATAAGGCCAAAGCATTTCGGGCGTGGAAGAGTGCTGTTGAAACCGTTTCTGAGGAAACCCTGATAGATGCCGCCAAACGGTACGCGGCCTACCATGATGCGGTCAGCACGGATCGGCAGTATATCAAGCACCCAACCACCTGGTTGAATGGTGGGGAGTGGGATAGTGTGCCCATGATACCGTCACTGTTACGTAAACCACCCAGCCCAGAGTATGAAAGCTTGCACATTGATGATTTGGAGGCGTGGGTTCGGTAATGAGTATCAGCCATGAAGCGACCGAAAAATTATTGGAAAAAATGATCGTGTCGGTGTGGGGTTTCAAACGGCCCCAAAACGCCATGGAGCACGATATCCTGGTTAACGTGTGGTATCAATCGTTGAATGCTATTGGTGACTACCCGGAGCCGGTGTATGATATGGCTTTCGGAAGGTGGTTTGGTTTAGCGCGTGCCACGGATTCGCCCCCAAGGCCTGGGGATATTCTCACCCATTGTGGCCATGTGATGGCGGATTTGGGGCGTGACCCGAAGATGCGTGAACGGGTGCGCTTGTGGCGTGAGGAACGGCGCCGGAAGATTGATAGCCTTCTGGCAGATGAGAACAACAATAATAAGATAGGAAATGACGATGAGTCTTGATGTTTCATTCCGGGGCAACCTCGGTGGCGACCCAGAATTGCGGTTTACGCAGGCGGGGAAAGCGGTGTGTTCCTTCAGTGTTGCCAATACTGATTATAAGAAAGACCCCGATACTGGCAACTGGGATGTGACGGACACAACATGGGTGCGAGTGTCGTGCTTTGACCGGCTTGCTGAATCGGTTGCTAATAATTTGCAAAAGGGCGACCGGGTTGTTATCGCAGGCAGGCTAGTGAACCACGAGTACCAGAATAAGAATGGTGAGACTGCCCACAGTTTGCAGATGACGGCAACCGCTATCGGTTTGGATTTGACCGGAAAACGATTCCAGGACCAAGGCGAAAACATGGCGCAGGGCGGTAGTCTACAGCAGCAGGCACAACAGGGTTGGATAGGTGCGCAGCAGCGCTACCAGCAGCAACAGCAGCCGCAAATGCGCGGGCCGCAACAACCATGGCAAGGAGGTGTGGATAATGAGCAACCCCCGTTCTAAAGAAAACACGGTACTTGTGTTCACAAAACCAGCCTGCCCACAATGTGACGCTGTGAAAAAATGGTTTGACAAGCACCCGGATGTTCCGGTAGAATACGCACCCATTGATGAGAACGTGAAAGCCCAGGCAGCTGCTGATAATGTTTTGCAGGCCCCCGTGGTGGTGCTTGTTAAGGATGGTTTAAGAGAGCATGCGCATGGTGGTTTTAATCGGCTTCGCCTGATGGAGTACCGCAAAGCCCTTTTGTCGTAGATAATTATTCGTTGCCCCCCCTGTTGTGGGGGGTTCTAGTTTATGTGGGGAGAGAAGCACGTGAATGAAACCTTAGCATTGGATGAGGAAAAAACCCTGTTGGGTTGTTTGCTGATGGGGGGTGTTGGCACGGGTGAGGTGTTCACCCTGGTTGAAGCCAAGGACTTTCAGCATTGGGCGCACCAGTCGGTGTTTGCGGTTATGCAAGATTTATTCATGGCGGGGGTTGATATTGATGCTATTAGTGTGCTAGGGGGTTTGGAGAAGCGGGGCGAGCTGGGGCGTATTGATGGTAGTGTGGTGCATAACCTGCTATCCAAGGCCACGATGAAAAGCGACATACCATTTTTGGCGGGGAATGTCAAGGAGCGTTCACGCAAGCGCCAATTATGGTCATTGGCCGCGCATATGGAAACCTTGTGCAAGGAACCGTCGGTCACTTCAACGGATGTTTTGGGCAGGGTGCGTGACGGTTTGGATAACATTATGCTATCGTCGTCGGCGGGCGGGGCTCACCATTTAGCGTTCGATGAATCGTTGAATTGGTTAGCTGATGCTATGGCCGGGCAACTCCCACAGGGGGTGATGACTGGTTTTCGTGGGCTTGACGCAATGTTGCAGGGGTTGCAGGGTGGGCAGTTGGTTGTGGTTGCGGCACGGCCTGGGTGCGGTAAATCCACGTTGGCGGTTGATTTTATGCGGGAAATCAGTATCAGGAATGGGGCTGCTACCTTTATGTTTTCGTTGGAAATGTCTTCGAGGGAGATTCAGCAGCGTATTTTGGCCGCGGAAACTTGCACGAATATTAGTGCGATTCGTGGCGGGCATGTTTCGGTTGACCAGTTTGAGACGCTTAAGCGGAAGGCTGGGGAAATATCGGATGCCCCTATCTATATTAGTGATGATGCTAGCCAGACGATTATGGATATTGTTTCGAGATCAAAAATTGAGGTGCGCAAGAATGATGTGCGACTCATAGTCGTGGACTATTTACAGCTCATCACCCCCGCCAATGTGAATGTTCCAAGGCAGGAGCAGGTGGCGCAGATGACACGTCAGCTGAAAATTCTTGCTAAGGATTTGAATGTGCCTATTGTGTTGGTTGCCCAGCTGAATCGGAATAGTGAAAACCGTGATGGGGGCACCCCTAGGGCTTCTGATTTGCGTGAGTCTGGGGCGATTGAGCAGGATGCTGATATTATCCTGCTAATTGATAGGCCGGATGCGAAAGACCCTGACCACCAGCGGGCTGGTGAGGCGGATATTATTATTGCTAAGAATCGTGGTGGGGCGACTGGTGTGCATACGATTGCTCACCAGCTTCACTATTCGCGGTTTAAAGAGTTCCCCCAAGGAATGTGATTCTTGCCACATTGGTTTGACAGGTGGGTCACATTCGTGTATAATATATGGCGTAAGTAAAGGAAACTTCAATGGCTAAGAAAAGGTTGAGAAGTGAGTTTGGCTGAACAGTTCACCACCGTGGTGGACGCGATGGGGCCTAAACCCCCCACATCATACGAATGGTTGGATAGTTTTGGTGAGGAACGCGGGGCCATGGTTGAGGCCCTGACCAGGCGTGATATGGTTTTACATGACTTGTGGCTGGTTGCTTCATCGCTGCAGGGCAACCCCTACCCGCACCAATACAAGGCGTTTTGCGCCATGGTTGCGAATCTGCGTTCCGGTAACTATTAAGATTTTTTAAGGAAGGTAAAACATATGGGTGACGTTGATAAACTACTTGCTGCACCCCCGAAAGGGGTCACGCCTGGCGTGGTGATGGACGGCATCGAGGGGGTTGTGACCTCACCGCCGCGCACCACCCCACCATCTGAGGATGATTGGGGGCACGTGTTGGAGGCGTTCGGGCTTGATCCCGAGAAGTATTCAGTCGAAGGTCCGGTGCGGCATTCGGCTTGGGAAGTGCCAGGGCACGGTGTGCAGCATGCTTACCGCGCTAAGGTTGTTCTCAGGCCACAGCATAATAGTGACATTGAGGACCTGTTGGATTCCATTTATTTGGAGCCGGTGAATAATGTCACACGTGACGGAAACTGGTTGACCATTGTGCTGTCCGACACGCATATTGGGAAGAGTGTTGAGGCCGGTGCTGGTACCGAGTATTTGATTGACCGGTGGAAAACCGGGGTGATTCGAGCCTTAGAACACCATGAGAATATCGGTGGGGTGAACCTGGTTTTTGCCGGTGATTTGATCGAGGGCTACACGTCGCAGGATGGTAAGATGATTGCCGAGTGTGACTTGACTTTGGCGGAGCAGCTGCGCACCTGCCAACACTTGGTGTCGTGGACTGTTCAGGAAATCCTATCACATGTTGATGACCTGGTTGTGGCCACAGTGCCGGGCAACCATGGTGAAACAACACGCAAACAGTCCCGCCCCATGTCCGACAACTACGACATCATGATCGTTTCCGCAGTTCAGGACGCTTTCAGCATGGTTGACCCGTCGATGATGGTGGGCAAAAACGTTCGCTGGCTGTACCCAGACCACACCCGGGGCAGCGTCACCTACGACTGTGGCGGCACCGTGTTCACGATCGTGCACGGGCATTTATTCAAAGGGCAAATCAGTGGTGCGGAAAAATGGTGGTCTGGCCATATTGCTAATGATAGTGAGGAAGCATTTGCCGATGTTCTCATTAGTGGCCATTTTCATAATTTTCATATCGAATCATGGACGGCTAAGCGCTGGATCGTGAGCGCCCCGGCGTTGGAAAAAGAATCCACCTGGTTCCGTAACCGCACCGGATCAACGTCATACGGGGGCGTGCTGTCGTTCGTCACGGTTGATGGCGTGCCACGTAACATTAACATTTTCTAAGAAAGAAAGGATCATATCATGGGTGATTACTATAAGTTTGGGGATGCTGAGGTGTGGGACATTTCACGGCATTTGACCGGGAACGCTGCCCAAGCTGTACAATATATTGCGCGTTCGTGTCGGCTCGATGGGCTGAATAAGTATGCTGACCTGGTGAAACGTATTGAGGATTTGGACAAGGCGCGGGACATGTTGCTTGATGAAATCTACCGGCTTATCGGCGAGGAAGCCGCCCCTGACGATAAGGTTAGCCTTCATGTTGATGATGAGTATGAGGGTGTGATTCATGATGAAGCCTAGGGATTTTTTTCTACAGTTTTCTGCGGATGGTGTGCCCCGACCCCAGGGTAGCAAGAAAGCGTTTCTTCGTGGTAAAAAAATTGTCATGAAAGAATCCGCGGAAGGTCTGAAGGAATGGCGGGAACATGTGGCGAGTGCGGCGGCAACCCACATGCAGTACCGGGGCTTAAAATGCCTTGAGAAAACCCCCATGTCGGTGAAGCTTGCTTTTGCCATGCCCCGCACTAAAAGCATGAAACCAACTGATGGTTTGGAGATGGTGCAACGGCCCGATATTGATAAGCTTGAACGCGCAATCCTTGACGCCCTCACCGGGGTAGCATTCAAGGATGATTCTCAGGTTTGCGCACTCCATGCCGTTAAACGCCGCTGCGCCCCTGGTGAACCCCCGAATGTGTTTATCGAGGTGGAACCAGTGAAAGGCCCGGTCATCGCATGGTAGACTATGAGTTAAAAGAGGAACTGCTTCGTGAAACCCGTGAGGTGTTTATTGGTTTGCGTAGCCTGGTTGAGTCGGTGGGTAACCGTCGCATGCAGAATGCTACGCACGCGGATTTAGCGGTTGAGCTTATCGACTACCCGGATGCGGATTTGAAACATTTGGGCATGCTAGTTCAGCTGTTGGTGTCGCGTGGGTCTATGCATTCTGGTTGGTTAAGGTTTTTCTGGGTTTCTAAGAGTGGCCGGGTTGTTGGGGCAGCGAGTACCCTAACCGCGGATGATGTGTGTGATATCGCTTTCGAAGTGGAGCATGCTATCAACCAGGCCTACAATGACTTTGAAGAGCTGGAAGAAATTTTCGATGCGTGGGCTAAGCAGCGCCTGTTTTCTAAGCGAATCCTTGGATACAGTGACTATGTGCCGGATTGGGTGCAGTATGATGTGGCTGCTGAGAAAATCGGTTGCCCCCCATCGTCTATTCTTGAGGCGGTGAATCGTGATTTTATACGGCACAAAATGCATCTTGGTGCTTTGATGGTGGATTTGCGCAGTGTGCGGGCTTGGCGGGCTGGCCGGAAACACTAGGATTTTGTTGTGGCATGGTATAATATTCCCCTGAAAATTGTTTGTTTAAACGCTTTTTAGGGGAATATTTTTATGGGTTTATCGGCTAGCGCTAGGGGCTACGGTAAGATGCACCAGCGTGCCCGAGAGGGCTTGATGCTTCGTTTGCGTGATGGTACTCCGTGCCCGTGGTGTGGCCGGCCAATGTATGCTGTTGCTGTGAAGAATTTTGATGGTAAGCCGCTTGCTGCTGACCACCTGAATTTTCATGGGGCGAGGAATGGTGAATTGCCGGAACGTTTGTTGCATTTTACTTGCAATAGCCAGCGGGGTGGTGGTGAGGTTACCACTAGTAGTGTTCGGAAGATTGTTGTGATGGGTCCCCCGTGTGGGGGTAAAACTACGTGGGTTAGTGAGCATGCGAAACCGGGGGATATAAGGATTGACTATGACCATTTATGTAATCTCATTGGCGGCTACCCTATCGGTAATCATGATTACCCACAAGTGGTGGCAAGACTGGTGAGGAAGGCTAGGCTGCTACTTATTAGGGAAGCTTTGAGACAGTCGGAGACGGACGTGTATATTATTCACTCCACACCCAGCGAGTCGGCACTACTGCGCTATGCGGAAGCCGGGTGCGAGTTTAAACGCGTTGATCCTGGTGAGGCGATTGTTCGTGAGCGGTGTGCTCGCCTGCGCCCGAAATCGTTCATGCTTGGTGTGGATAAATACTATGAGAGTATGCGTAAGAAACCCGCGCCTGTCACCCCTGATGGTGGTGGCGGTTCGGGTTTTTGGGGCTAGAGTTTGAGAGGTAAAACATATGGCCAGAATATATGATGGTAAGGAATACCCGGAGGATTGGCTGTCTGGGGGCCGGTTCGTTTACGATTCCTACCGGGAAGAACCCAAGTCCGTGAGCATGGAAAATCTTATCATTATCGCATGCCGTCAACGTGACCGTATTGACCGCTTGAAACGCGAGTATGGCAAGATTGTGCGGGGTGTGGTGAAGCAGGTTGAGGAAGAAAAACCTAAGAAGAACGCCAACAACATTGATGATGAGGATGACGAGCTGCCCCGCTATATCGTTGTCGTGGACTCTTTGATGGGGGAGATTCGCAACCAAGAAGATCTATTCCGCAAAACCATTAACGACGTGGAACGGCACCGCATCAACGCCGTGAAACAGATAAGGAATGAAAAAGACAATGGTGACAGCTACTACGTCGATGGTAAAGAGAAAGCCTTTTCCGAAATCATCGGCTCACAAAACTTTAAGGGGTAAACAGACACCGTATAATTTGCGTGAGGCCCCCGCCTACGATCATGGCGAGGGGAGGGAGATTATTGCTTTCGCCAAGATCATTGGTGTCGAGTTGATGCCGTGGCAAGAGTACGATATTTTGGCCATGTGCAGCAAGAATGAGGTTGGCGGATACGTCCACTCCGACAACATTCTTATTATCCCTAGGCAGAATGGTAAGAGTCTGGGCATCTCCCTTATCTGCCTGTACCGTGCCATAAAATACGGTTGGCGCATACTATACACAGCCCAGCTGTGGGATACGGCCAATAGCATTTATTTGAATCTGCTTGGGGTAGTGAAAGCGTTCCCCCCACTGGCGGACATGCTTACACGTTTTTCAGGCTCCCAAGGCAAGGGTGTGCTTGAGTTTTCGGGTGGCGGGGTAATTTTTTTCCAAACCCGCGGCGATGATACGGCCCGTGGTATCACGAAAATTTCGTGTGTTGTCTATGATGAGGCCTATAACTTGACCGATGGTTCCGTGGCTGCTATTAACTTCACTACCCAGGCGGCTGATGATCCACAGTTTTTCTATATTACCTCAGCTGTCCATAAGGCTTTCAAAGCCCACCAGGACGGTAGGGTCATTTCGGCGATGCGTAGGCAGGCGTTGGCGGGGCCTGACCCCGTTGACCCCATCTACCTGGCAGAATATAGGGCGCCTGGTGATGCTAAACCTGATGTTGAAGAAACCTGGATCCTGGCGAACCCGTCCTATGGGTTCATCATGGATGAGACGAAGATTAGAAAACAGATGAAACGCTTGAACACCGAGATTGGTAGGATCAATTTTGGTGTCGAATGCCTAGGTTGGGGCGACTGGTTCAATGATGAAGACGATGAAGATTTTACACCAATTATTGATTATTCCGATTGGGAAGCTGCTACAGTGGCTGATCCCGTACTGTGTAGTGTCGGGGCTGTGTCTGCTGTTGGCATTGATGTTGACCTGGGGGCTGTTGGCTGTGCGCTTGTAAGCGCGGAGAAAATGGCTGATGGGAGATGGTTTTTGTCCCTGGCCCCCCGTGATGAGTTTGACCGTGTGGGTGTTGTTGCCGATATTGAGCGGGTGATTGGGCTTCGTGACCCGATTGGGTTTGCTTATGACCAGAAGGGTGTTGCGGAGACTTGCACGGCACTTTTTGAGCAGCGGGGTTTGGAACCAACACGGTTTAATAAAACCGAGGTTTCTAAAGCTTATATGTTGTTTATGCAATTGTGGCGTGATGGGAAGATCAAGCATGATGGTTCACCCCGTTGGGTTGATGCCCTGTCGGTGGTTTCTGAGAGAGATATTCAGGATTCGGGTAAGGCGTTGAAACGCAATAATCCGGCCGGGTGCCCTATCATTGCCGCGTCGTTTGCGTTGTTGTTGGCAGCGGATTACAAGCCGGCCGAGGTTGATGTTCGGCGTGCCCCTAGGGTTTCGATGCGCATTTCGCGTAAGCGTCGTGGTTTGTGATTTTGGTCACGCCCTGGTTTGCCTTGTGTGGGGCTGTCGTCATGTGGTCTATGTGATTGTTCATTCTTGATGGTTGCCTCGCCTATGGGGCTGCTAGACGGCTTAAACAACGTTTGCCCTGGTGGGCAGGTTTACTACTGAAAGGTTAATGGAAAATAATGGGGTTACGAAAGTTCTTTGCAAAGTTCAAGCCGAAGCGCACTAAGGAGATCGGCACCGCCACCCCCACGGGGGGGTACCATGGGTACCAGCGTTTGAACGATACGAACCTTGATTTGCGGTTCCCCCGTAACATTGCGGTTTATAATAAGATGCTTAAGGAAGACGAACAGGTGTCAATGGCATACTCTGCCTGTACGCTTCCCGTGTTGCGCGCCAAGTGGCACATTGATTCGAATGGTGCCGACCCCGAGGTTGTACAGCGGGTGGCGCAAGACTTGAAACTACCTATCCTTGGTGTTGATTCGCCCCCGGTGACCAGGCTTTCTAGCGGGGTTTCATGGCAAGAGCACCTACCCCAAGCGCTGCTTGCCTTGGTGTTCGGCTTCGCCTACTTCGAACAGGTGTATGAACAAGACGAAACCGGTTGGCACCTGGTGAAACTCGCCCCCCGCTGGGCTGACACTATCTCGAAGATCAATGTGGATGAGAACGGTAACTTAGAATCCATTCAGCAAAAGAGCGTGCGACTAGAAGACGGCACCGACCTTGCCCCCGTGATACCCGTTGATAGCCTAGTCGGCTACGTGTATCGCCCCACTAATAGCGATTGGATGGGCACCAGTATTCTTCGCCCCTGCTATCGCCCGTGGCGGCTTAAGGACGAGCTGCAACGGCTTCAATTAAAAACTCTTGAGAGAAACGGCATGGGCATACCCGTCTATATGGCGTCGAAAGAAACCCTGTTGGGGCGTCCCGAGGATTTGCAAGACGAAATTGATAGGGGTCAAGAATTAGTTGAGGCTATCCGCGCCGATGATTTTGCCGGGGTGTCAATCCCCCCCGGCGCATCATTCGAGTTCAAAGGCGTTTCTGGTCAACTGCCGGACGTGTCGGGTGCTATCAAATCATACAATGATGCTATCGCTAAAAGCGTGCTAGCACACTTCCTAAACCTTGACGATGGTGGCGGATCGTACGCTTTGGCTGACACGCAATCCTCATTCTTCACACAGTCGTTGCAAACCATTGCGGACTGGGTGGCGTTGACAGCGCAAAAGTATATTGTTGAGGATTTGATAAGCCTAGCATTCCCGGAATACAAAGGTCCCGTGCCCCTCATCAACTGCGACCCTATCGCATCAAACAGTGAGCTGAAACCTGAGATGTGGCCTAACGCCGTTGCGGCAGGGCTGGTTGATCCTAACGACCCCGTGACGCGGAAATACTTTCACCGTAAAATGCAAATCCCTTGGTCTGGTGACACCGAAACTAATAATATTGATAATGACGAGGGCGATGTTTTGTTGTAGTATGTTATAATATTCCGCATGAATGAATGGAATTTCTTTTCCGACATTTCCGATTGGGATGTTGACCTGGCAGGATTCCGTGAATTCATCAACCAAACCACCGAGGAACCGTTAATAATTAATATTAATTCCTACGGTGGTGACGCAATGCTTGGTATTGCTATCGCTAATATTATTCGCAGTAGTGAAAATAGTACGGTGGCGAATATTTGGGGTATCGCAGCGTCGGCTGCCAGTGTGGTAGCGGTGGCGTGTGACCGTGTTGTTATGCAACCGTCCGCAACCCTCATGATCCATGATGCTTGGACGTGGGACGCCGGTGGGACTATCCCCGAATTAGATTCCACCCGTGAGCAGCTTAATCAGTTGTCGGATCAGATTGCTGATATTTATGTTTCTAAGGCTGGTGGGACACGTGAGCAGTGGCGTGAGTTGATGGGTGCGGAAACTTTTTACACTGGTCAGGCGGCTGTGGAGGCTGGTTTAGCTGATGAGGTTGTGGCCAGTGACACCGGTGATGGTGCGGAAAATAAGAGTTTGCGTAAAATTGTTAATATGCATAAACGCATGTTTGCAGCTAAGCTGCGTGAGCATGCTGTTGATGCTGATGATGGTTCCGAAAATGAGGATGTTATGGAGCTGAAAGACCAGCTTATCAAAATTTTAGAATTAGATGATACCGCCACCGATGACGATGTTATCGAGGCCGTGCAAAAGCTTGTAGACGACAGCAAGGATAAAGAGGAAACCACTAAGAGTGACGAGCCGGAAGAGCCGAAGCCGTCGGAAAATTCTTTGCCCAAGGGCATGGTTGCCGTTGATGAATACACCCTGTCTGAGCTGCGTAAAAGCGCCGACGCTTTGAACAAGATGCGTGAGGAAGCACGGCGTGCTGAGGTTGTGAACCTTGTGGATGAGGCTATCAATTCGGGCCGCATTTCAGCTAACGGCAAGGACGCTTGGGTTAATTCTCTGCTGCATGATTTTGAGGGCGGTAAGGTTCTGCTTGAGAATCTTGCACAGTCCACCCCGGTGAAGCATAGTGGTGTTCGCGGCTATGAGAATAAGGGCAAGTCGCACAGTTTGCGTTCCGGCTTGAAGGTTCGACAGATTTTCTAATAGGAAGATTGAATATAGATGACTAATCAAATTTTGACCGGTAACGCTTCCTTTAAGGCTGCTGCCGATGTTGTCGGCTACCGGTGTGTTAAACTCACTGGTGACGGCGTTGAGCATGCGGGTGCTAGTGATGATGTGTATGGTGTTGCGATTCAGAACGCCTATAAGACCCCGGTTGTGACCATTGGCCAGACTGACCGTGTGACCGTGGTGACCTCCCCCGCTATTATTAATATTGCCTGTGATAGCACGGACGATTTGAAGACCGGGAATAAGGTGTACGCCGCGGCTGATGGTAAGGTTGCTAAGGCGGGTACGAAGCCGGTTGGTTTTGTTGTTCGTAAGGGCCGTAAGCATGTGTCGGTTCGGCTAGTGACCCCACTGGCCTGATAAGAAGAAGGTGAGAAAATGGCTTTTATTCTAGGTGAAAACAGTGGCGGTTCCTACACGGTGTCTGACTATGTGGACGAGCCGGAGCTGATTGTTGATGAGATTGTGAGCATTGTTCAGGATGCCGCTATCGAAAACGTATTCTATTCTGATGATGGTGAAACCACAGCTAGCGCCATTATTTTCAAGCAGCGCGTGTCACCGTTCCTGTCCGAGAGCCCGCATGAGGTTGCGGAGTTTGAGGAAATCCCCACCGCCGATATCCGTGTCGGTGATGATAAGGTGGAGAAGGCGTTTAAGATTGCGGAGGGTTTGCGTGTTTCTTATGAAATGATTAAGGACAATCGCATCGACCTGCTGTCGCGTGGTGTTGAGCAGTTGGCTAACGAGTTCCTGTATGCTAGTGCACGCCAGGGCCTGGATCGGGTGAAGGCAGCTACCGATGAGCATAGCCAGGTTGTGACTGCTAGTGTGCCGTGGTCTACTGTGACGGCGGAGATTGGGCAGGATGTTTTGCGCGCCTGTGCAATGGTCTCATCTGCCCTTATTGATGGCGATGTGGATGATGAGCGCAAGGCGGCCCTTGGCTACACCCCTGACACCATTGTGATGCACCCCTCGGTGTGGTACAACATTATTGGCAATAAGACTATCCAAGCTGCGTTTATTGGTGCTAACTCTGGGGATAATCCCTATTTTAAGGGTTTCCAACCCTACAAGCCGTGGGGTCTGGATGTTGCTGTGAGCCAGTATGTTGACCCGAAGCAGGTGTTTGTTTTGCAGGCCAAGAAGCCGGGTGGTAAGAAATTCTTAGACCGTCCACAGGTTACCCCCCTGTACTCGCCCTATGGTGATAGTAGTATTGGTGGCGCAACCATGGAGTACCGGTCTGATATCATGGAGCGTTCTATCCGTGCCCTGTATGATCCTAAGGCTGTTGCACGGATTCAGGTGGGCTAATCATTATGAGGATTCGCCTAAAGATCGGGATTTGGTGGCAGCCCACGGATGATGGTGGCGAGGTGTTGCGTAAGCGTGGTGATGTGTTTGATGCCCACCCGCTTGACGCCGCCCGCCTGATTAGTTCGGGTGTGGCTGAGGATGCTAACGCGAAGCATGACAAGGTTGAGGCTATCAATCTCGGCTTGCCTGAGGTTCCGTCAGTCGATGACGATAACCCGGACGATGACAATAGTGACCCCGCCGATGGCAGTAAACGCCCTGCACAAGCCGCTAAGGTTGAGTTGTGGCGGCAATATGTTGCCAGCCTTGGGGCGCAAGAGAAAGACATTAAAGGTTTGACCAAGCCTGAGCTTATTGCTATGGCCGATAAGCTCAGCTGATAGGAAGGTGGCGGGGTGGAAAAGTTATCGGTTGATGATATTGGGGTGATGATGCCCCGCCCCTTCCTTCCCGGGGAGAAGGACAGGTGCCGCGCCTTAATTGATCTGTCTTATGAACGGATTGAGTTCGAATTTGCCAGGCGCGGTTTAGTGCTGGCTGATGAGATTGTTTCTAAGCCATGGTTGATAGCCGCGGTCAAAATTGTTGTGCGCACAATGGTTGTAGAATCACTACTAACCGGCGTGAACATCAACATGGTGAGCGTGTCATCAACCACGGGGGAACAATCCGACAGCGCAACCTTTGCAAAAACCGGGACAGAAGGGTTCGGGGGCGTGTTCCTCACTGAAAGGATGCTGCATGTTTTGGGGCTGCTACATATTAGCCCTCGCTATCGTGGAGGGGATATTGTCCCATTCCCGGAGAGCAGAAGGGTGAACCTGTGGAGCGGATAAGAATTTTTGACCCACCCGAGATTGGGTATGATGGTTCGATTATCCACAGCGCTAACTACACCGAGGTGCTGGGTGTCCCGCAGTATGATACGGGCCATGAGGTTCAGCACAAGGATTATGGGTCAACGGCGCAGCGTCTTAGGGTTTTCTTACCCGCGGGGTTGCCGATAGGGCCGAATCATGAGCTTGAAATCCGTGGGGTCAAGTACAAGATTTTGCACGCCCCATTCGATTGGGCTATAGGTCGAGCCCCTTGGTTTCAGCGCCACTCCCCCATGATTGAGGTTATGTGTGAAAGGCGTGATGTTGATGGCTGATAAATTCGCGTTCCGGTTGGATAGTGATGCTATCAATGCGATGTTGCGTGAAAACTTCATGAGCGTGGTTGAGGCTAAGGCGGCTGAGGTTGCGGCCAATGCTAGGGGTATTGCGAATCCGAAAATGCCGGTCGCATCTAGAAGTGAGGTCAATAAATCAGGCAGGCCTGTTGGCCTGGTGACGATCATGCACGCTGGTGGTTTGAACTCGCAAGCGAAGCATGGGACCCTGACCAAAGCGGCAACACAGGCGGGGCTTGATTTGAAACGGTATGGGGGCACAAAGTAAATGCTGGAAAAGGATAAACGCCTGTTCATGTCCCAGGATGCCACCGCCAAGGTGCGTGAGTTTCTGGCACAAAACGAGGCTTTCAAAAAGCGCACATCAGCAATGCTGCCCCTCAAATACTCGCCCCAAAAAAACGGTTGGCATGTTACCGTCCAATCCGATGGTGTCATTTCCGGGGGTAAGGGCTTCACCGTTGAGGTGGTGCGCGTCACAGTGCATTCATATGATATGCCTTCCGCAACCCGAATCATGCGCACAATCGACGCAGCCCTAATATCCTTTGGGGGCAGGTGGAAACTAGGGGTGCAAGCCTCGACAAACATCATCACCACACCGGACAGTAAACTTGGGGGATACGTTTCTTCCGCAACATATAATATTTTCGTGAATAGGATTACGTTATGAGCATTAAGCAACGCGAACCGCAAAACGTGAAAACGATCACAGATGCGGTGGTGTACATCAGTTATGCTGATGATCCGAAGGTGAGTAAGAATGGTGTGCTGGATCACACTTGGATGACTTTGGGTATTCTTAAGGATGACCAAGAAATTGATTTGAACCGGGCGATGGAGATTCAGGAAACCAAGGGCTTGGGCATGGGCACCGTGGCGGTGACCGGTAAGCCTGGTTCGGTGATTCTTAAGGTTCTGGTTCTTGAAGAGAATGATGCTGTGCAATCCGTGCTATGGCCGGACCGCACACGGGGAACCACGCCGTCGAAGCGGATTGATGGGGCCGAGATTCTTTTGCACAGCGCTAAGCTGGCCCGCCCGTTCGTTGCCGTGGAGTACGAGTTTAACGACGGCTCACACCGTATCCTGGCGTCCCGTACCCGTACCGCGGCTAAGGGCGAGAATCTGAGCAAGGGCCAAGAAGCTTCTGGTACCGAGATCGAGATCAACGTTCTACCGGACACGTTCAAGGCCGTGTTCGAGAAGCTGGATTTTGTGCCGGATGAGAAGCAAGAAATCATTGATCTGGAGCGGTTCACCGCTACCTTGCCGCAGGCCAAGAAGCTTGTTAAGCTTCCCGCCGGGGCTACTGGCGGTACCTGGAATCTGCGCATCAACTACAACGAAACCAAGGATTTGGCGCATGACGCTAACGCCGATAAGGTTAAGGATGCTTTGCGTGAGATTGCGGGCGGCGAGGAAGCAACAGTTTCCGGCTCCGCTACTGCCGGTTTCACGGTCGAAGCGTTCGAGGGCATTCTTGCCGCAGTGAGCCATCTTGAGGGCGCGACTGGCCAGATCACGGTTGAGGACGCACCGTAAAATAAGGTCACTGTGACATTAATGGGTGATGTTATTACATTATCCTTAACGTCACTGTGATGATATAAACATGGGGTTTAGGGGCGCACCCGACACCAAGCCGCCCCCACTTTTCAACAATCAATAACTACCTAGGAAAGGTTCACCCTAATGAGCGCAACCCAAAAAGAAGCTGTGGAAGAAACTACCACCGTCGAAATCACCGCAACCCTACGCGGCCAAGAAGTCACCGTCACGATCCCCGCCACCCTCGAAGACATGAGCCTAGATGCTTACGATTCTTTCTGTGATAAGCCTGTGGCTGTGTATCGGGATATTCTTTCCCCGGAGGATTGGGGCAAGATCAAGGCTACCGGCGCAACGTTGCGTGATTTTCAGAAGCATGTTGTCCCCCTTATTGATAAGGAATGGGGACTTACGGGAAAATAGAATTACTCCCCTATATCCGTGAGCATGAGGACCTTGTAGAGCAGGACCTTGCTTTTATAGGTATTGACTATCGTGATTTTTGGCGGCCCAAAGGCGGCAAGTCACGGCTCACCCTGAGGCGGCTATTGGTGCTGGTAGATGGCTTGGATCGTACCCGGTCAAGGTTTTGGTCGGAAATATTGGATATTGATAGGCTATCAATTGAGGGCTATATTCTTGCCGATATTTTTGCTGCTATCACTTCCGGGGAGCGTCACCCCATGGCGACGATGCGTGAGGGCGCTAGGAAGCAGAAAGCCTTAGAGGAACGTAAGGAACGCTATTTCAGGATCAAGGCTGAACGCGAACGCAAACTTGCGCTAGCGAAGGGGAAAACTTAACACAATATTTTTTGCGGGGCAGGCCATTGGTTTGCCCCGTCTTTTTTAATACTTTTATTATTTTAGTGAGGTTAGCATGTCAGCTATCGGTTATGCTTCTTTGCCGATCACGGTGTCCCTTCGGGGTATGAATGCGGCTATCAAGAAGCATCTAGAGGACCCTGTGAATAGTGCTGCAACGAAGGCGGGGAAGAAGATTCAGACCGAGCTCACCCTTGGCATTGATGGGTCGGCTAAGGCGTTTGAGCAGGCGAAACGCCGTGAAGCGCAGGCGCAGGAAAAAGTCAACCAGGCTATGCAAAAAACTGAGCAAGCCCAGGCTAAGGTTGAGACGAGCACGAAGCGGCTTGAGGCGGCGGAGAAGAACCTGGAGTCGGTGCGTGTCTCACAGAATTCTAAGGTTCAGGATGCTGAGGCTAAACTGCAATCATTACGCGATAGCAGTACCGCCACCACGGAACAACTGGAGTCTGCGGAGCGTAAACTTGAGGCGGCTAGGGCTAACCAGGACGCGAAAATTGCCCAAGCAGAAGCGAAGGTTTCCGCTGCTAGGCAGCAACAATTAGGGTCTGTGAGCGCGCTTGAGGGTGCGGAAACCGCCCTGTCGTCGGCGCGCGGTAGGGCTAGTGATGCTGCCGATAATGTGGCGGCTGCGCAGCGCCGTATGGCTGATGCTTCCGATGTGGGTTCCGCAAAAATGCAATCTTTGGGGGCCGTGTTTGATAGTGTGGCTGGCCAGGGCGCGGGCTTGTTTGGGCAGTTGGGGAAAGTGTCGGGGCTGCTTGCGGCTGGTTTGGGGCTTGCTGGTGGCGTGGGTTTCCTGAGCGAGGCCATTAAGGAAGGCCGGGAGTTCGATGGTGTGCTGGGTTCGCTTGGTGCCGTGACGGGTTCCACTGCGGAGCAGTTAGCGAAGGTGAAGCAGCATGCAAAGGATTTGGGTAATGATGAGTCCCTGGCTGGTACTTCCGCGGCATCGGCTGCTGATGCTATGCTTGCCTTGGCTAAGGGCGGCATGGATGTTTCTCAGGCTATGGACGCTGCTAAGGGGTCGATTCAGCTTGCCGGTGCTGCCCAGATCAGTGCTGGTGACGCCGCGGATTTACAGGTTGCTGCCCTGAACAGTTTCCACCTGGCAGCGGATCAGGCTACCCGTGTTGCGGACGTGCTTGCAAACACTGCAAACAACACGGCGACCACGGTCACAGACCTTGGCGAGGCCCTGAAAATGGCTGCCCCCACCGCGGCAACACTGGGTGTTTCCTTAGAAGACACTAACACCTATATTGGCTTGTTTGCTAACCAAGGCGTCAAGGGCACCATGGCAGGTACCGCTATGCGTTCCGCACTACTGTCTCTCACATCGCCTTCTAAGCAAGCGGCAAAAGCCCTAGAAAACATGGGTATCCAAGCATTTGATGCCGATGGCAAGTTCGTTGGCCTGAGAGAAATCACAATCCAGTTGCATGATGCCCAAGAACGCATGGGTGAGTCCGCATTCCTCGCCGAAGCTTCCACCGCGTTCGGACGCGAAGCCGTGTCGTTCGCCACCACCGCGGCAAGTAGTGGTGTTGAAGCGTTTGATAACCTACGTGGAAAAATGGATGCCGTCGGTACCGCTGGCGAGACTGCGGGGGCGAAACTTGGCGGCCTTAACGGCGCCATGGAACGCTGGGATAACGCCTTGTCAGACGCCAAATTACGCATCTATGAGGTGATTGCACCGCATCTTGAAGTGTGGATGGATCAATTAGGAAAATCTGTTGGTAGCGTTGCCGAGGCGTTCTCTAAAACTGTTGAATGGATTCGCCAACACAATGAACTTGTGGGCACGATTGCAGCTATGATTGGTGGCGTGATTGGTGCGTACACCATGCTGAAAGCGGTTCAGGCCGGGGTGTGGGCTGTTGGTGCTATCAGGAATTTCATGGTTTTACTTCAGGCGATGCCTGCCCTGCTAGCCGCACAGCGGGCCGGAACCTTGGCGGCCACAGCCGCTAACCTGGGGTTGACAGGCAGTTTCACAGGGTTGAACGCCGTGATGGCCATGAACCCGTTCATTGCATTGGGCTTGGCTATTGCTGCCGTGGTTGCTGGCCTAGTGTATTTTTTCACCCAAACCGAAACCGGTAAACGCCTTTGGGGTGAGTTCACAGACTTTCTTAAGAATGCTTGGGAAGGCGTCAAGGAAGGCTTGGCTAATATTGGGCAGTGGTTTAGTGAGAAATGGCAGGCAGCAACTGAAGGCTTGTCCTCACTGAAAGATAAGGTGACCAACACTTTTAACGAACTAGCGGGGCCTGTGAAAGACTTTGCTGGCAATGTTGGCACGTGGCTTAGTGAGGGTTGGGAAAACCTGAAAACCGGGGCTGGTGTGTTCAAGGACATCATCGGGGATGCTATTAGCAAAGGCTGGGAAAACGTTAAGGACATTTTCAGTGCCAGCATCGACACCGTGAAAGAAGTGTTTTCCGGCTTCTTCGTAGCCCTGGTAGATATTGTTACCGGTAACTGGGAGGATGTGCCCAAAGCGTTTGGCCGCATGTGGGATCACATTAAGGACATTTGGGGCGAGGCCGGGGAGAACATTAAGAACCGGTTTAATGAGTTTGCGGAGAATGTGAAGGGCAAGCTGGGGGCGTTCAAAGATGCGGCTGTGAATAAGATTAAGAACATGTGGGGGGATATTGTTCAGGGCTTCCACGCTGGTGTTGCCAAGGTTATTATCACGGTCACTGGCTGGAAGAATCAGTTTTTGACGCATCTTGCGGAGATGATTAGCAAGGGCCTGAAGTTTGCGCAAGAGTTCCCGGATAAGCTTAAGAATTTCTTCGCTAAGGCTGGTGCGTGGCTGGTCAATGCGGGTATCAATATTTTCACCGGTTTGCTTAATGGCCTGCGTGAGGGCTTCGCTAAGGTCATGAACTGGCTGGATGAGAAGGTTTCCGCTATCCAGGACAAGGTTTCCAGTGTAGCATCTTCGGCGTTTAGTATCAACACTGAGGGGTCGCGTCACGCTAATGGGGGTATTGTTGGGTATGCTCGTGGCGGTTTGGCTTTTGCTAAGGGTGGTGAGAATCACACTGCGACGATTGCGGCACCGGGGGAGTGGCGTGTGTGGGCTGAGCCTGAAACTGGTGGTGAGGCGTATATTCCGTTGGCCCCGGCTAAGCGGGCACGGTCTACCGCTATCCTGAGTAGGGTTGCTGATATTTTTGGTATGCGTTTGCAGGATAAGGCAACTGGTATGCCTGTGCAACCTACTTACACGGGTAATATTTATGGGGGCCAAAAGTTTGCTGAGGGTGGTGTTACTGGCCGTGACCTGGTGCGTTTTGCCCAGGGCTATTCTGTGAAGGGCTATCAGGCTTCCCGCCCGCTTGAGGGGGCACCGTATGTGTGGGGTGGCTCAAACTGGGGCGACTGTTCCGGCGCGATGAGCGCTTTCGCTGCCCTGGCTGCTGGCATAAACCCATTCCCCCGGAAGTTTGCTACCGGGAATCAGGGCGACTGGGGCGCTTCTCATGGTTTCCACAGGGGTGTTGGTGGCGCTAACACGTTCACCATGTGGTGGTTCAATGGCGGCCCGTGGGGTGGGCACACTGTTGGTAAAATCGACTATGGTTCCGGTAGTGTGTTTGTTGAAATGGGTGGCCAGCGGGGTAATGGCCAGCTTGGCGGTATGGCCGGCGCTAACCTGTCCCAGTTCACTGATGCAATGTTTATTAGGTTGCGTGGTGGCGGTCCGCAGTATTCTGCTGAAAAGTTCGAGGAAACCCTAGACCGTTTCGACGGCCTACCGGGCAAGATTGATGGCATCACCTATAGCCCCGATAGTGGTGGGTTCACCCTGGATTCGGGTGTTGCTACCACCCGTAGCGGGGATTCCACAGGTTCGGGTACCCCCCGGCTGGGGGGCGGCGGCGGGGGGGCAAAAGGCTTTGGGGACGGTTTTTGGGT